ATAAAAAAGTAAAATATATGAGAAATGCAGTAGCTAAAGAAAAAATCAATGGATGCCAACTAGGTTTCATTTTTATTTTTCTTTTTTTTAAAAATTCTGTTCCAATTCCTGTCAAAAGTTTTTTTATCTACCTGACGCGGTCTTAAATCAGATCCCTTAGACATTATTTACCAACTTTCTTCATAGCAATTTTATGACTTTCTGTAAAAGTTTTTCCACCACGCATTAGTCGTTTCATTTCTGCCATGTGTTTTGCAGTATGGTGTTTTTGATGTCTTTTTAAAGTGTCTTGTTGCCTTTTAGTTAAAGTTTTTCGCTTCATTTTTTCTTACTTTTTTTTGACTTTTTCTTTTTAGCCTTTTTGGGTTTTCCGTAATGATATCCGGGCATAACAAACTCCTATTTTAATAAATTATCTTTTGCTTTTTTATATTCTTCTTTATATTTTTCATATAGTTCAGGTGTTAACCATTTAACTAACTTAATAAATAAAAACAAAAATACAACTGTTCCAATGATCCACTCCATAATTATTTCCTCTTCTTAGCTGTTTTTTTAGCCTGTCTAAAAGCTTTAGCGGTTGGCGCTCCCTTAGATCCGGGTTTTCTCATTCTTTCGACCTTACCGCCTTTCTTTTTCTGTCTTTCTATTCTTTTTCTCTTACTATGAATATTAGCATAAAGACCTTTAGGTTTTTTACTAGGCATATTTTACTCCTACCATTTGACGCGATTAGCCCAATAACTGCCACTCATTTTGCCTTTCGCTATATTTTTACTATGTCGTGCCTTAAAAGACTTTCTTCTAGCTTTTTCACTTTTGCTAGAAGGGTTTTTTCCGGCACCCCTTACACCTTGCTGACCAAACCTTATGGTTTTTATTTTATCGCCTTCTTTAGCGACAACTATATGAGATTTAGTCGGATGTTTCGGTGTTCTTTTTGGTTTGTTATAACCTGAAACTCCCGCCCTAGCTAATCTGCTGTCTTTCTTTTTCATTTAATGTATCCAGTCTTCATTTATACAGACTATATCCGCATCACTTGTTAGTCCTTCTAAAAAACAACCGCGCATAATGATTTCAGCTTCTTCTAATGAGTTTGCTTTTATTCCCGCGCCTATATATAGCCTATTATTTTCAAATATTTCTAAATGGAAAACCTTACATTTCGTTTTGTTGGTTATCAAATCTAGTAATTCCATTTGCTCTAAATTTTTGTTCTTGTCTTATTTGTTCTTTATCCCTTTCTAACAAAGCATCAATCTGTTTTGTTTCTAGTGCTGTTCCATATTTTGCATTAATTTCCATAACTTTCAAAACTGCATCTGCCTGTGCCTGATCTCTTTTGAAGTCATCGTCAAGCAAAATTTTAAGTCTATTGTTTTCTGCATCTATAACAGACTTCTGTGCAGTAGCTTCTGCTTTTTTAGTTTCTGCCATAGCTAATAATTCTTCTCCTGAAGGTTTTTTATCTTCAGGGTTTGGCGGGGGTGTTTGCACTGTAGTGTTTATAAACTGATTTGCATCTTTGAAACCCGCCATCTCTATTATTTTAGTTAGGGTGTTAGCGTATTGCTGACCTGTCACTAAAGGATTATTAGCGCCTAACTGCATAAGTGCTTTTTCTTGTTGCTGTAAAACTAAAGCTAAAGTTTTCATCTTTTCTTCATCTGAAGTTTTAGATATAGCAACATTTACAGAAATATCTTTGTCGCTATCCCAAAATCTAGGATCGATAGTTATAAACTGATCATTTAATCTAAAAGTTTCCTGTTCTTGAGAATGAAGCGTGACTAAATTATTTAATATTCTAAACAGGGGTTTCATTCCTGTTTCTGCAAAGTGTCTACAGATTAATTCTGTTCTGCCTTGCGCGGAACTTATAGTGTTTTGTACCGCTGTCTGAGTAGCAGACTGCAAAGCTTGTGCATTTAATCCCGCAGAAGCTTTAGACACTCCTGTAGCATTTTCTTTAACTTCGTCTAGATATTGAAGTACAGGAAAAGCTTCTTTACCCATAAAAGCTGTGTTTATAGGTTGTATCGAGCCAGGTTGTCTTACTCTTATCGGTTGACCTATATCGGTATTTAAAACATCGTCTATATTTACCATTCCTTCGGTTATCGCTAATCTAGGGTGTACCGAAGCGCCTAAGCTATCTAAAACATCTCGCATAATTTGTGATTTAGTGTTTTGCACTTGTTTTACATAATCTGCGGGACAGCTTCCTATAGCAGTGTGTGGCTCAGGATCAGGAGAAAACATAACTATAGGCAAGTCATTACAAGGCTCGATATTAATTATGTGACATTCTCCTATCGTGCATATTTTAATTCTTTCGTCTATTCCATCTTCATCTAGATCATAAAAAAGATAATGCTCAACATAATAGACTTCATCCTGATCAGTCCTAGTGACATCTGTGAGATCTGCAAAAGGATTTCTAGCTTGTGCTTCCATTTGCGAAGTAGCGTCATAATCTGTCGCGCCACCATACTCTTCGATTTCTTCTTTATCGTAACCCATAGCGACAAGATCTGACGCGGATAAAATTCTGCGGTGTGCGACATAAGAAGACTCTTCTAAGCTTCTAGCATTTCTATTTATTAATATTTCTTCAGGCGGAACTGCTTCGATAATTATGTCGTTTTTATTTCTTACTCTTCTAATTTTTAAATTATATTTAGAAGGTTTTTCTCTTTCGATAATCTCGCCTGTTTCTGCGTTTTCTTCTTGCACTGTTTCCATTTCATAAGTTTCGGAAACAACTTCTACAAAAGGATCTGTCAAAAGAACATTTCTAGCTTCTTCGTTCAGACCATCATAGCTATAGTTTTTAACTTCTAAAGAGTCATCATAGTAAGCTTTTACAAATCCCGCTTTTCTAACTAGCGCATCTTTAAAAGCATTATAGAAAACTTGGAAACCATTATTTTTTTGCTGAACTATATGATTTATATAATCTGTCTGCTGTTCTGCCATTTCGACATCGTCAGCATTTTTCGGAACAAATTCGACTATTTTTTTAGCGCCAAAAAATACGCGCATAATCGAAGGAAGCATAAATAAAATGCTATCCCTAACATCTGTGGAAATAAATCCTGACTGCTGATCCGAAACATTAGCGGGAGACTCGCCTAGATAATATTCTGTGTTATCTACTCTATCTAGCGAAAGCTGATCGTTATAATCAATAGCATCGCTTAATTCTCCTTGAACAATAGATTTTAATTCGTCTGTGTCATATTCTTTTTGCTTGACACCATCGACTTCATACTTTTCTGCCATTATTAACCTACTCTATAAATTTTAGATTTGATGGGTTTCCTGAAATTATAACCCATCATTGACTCAGAAGCACTCCCGAAGGATGCGGGAACACTTGCCATAGTCAAAGCTAAAGCATCTGCCCTATCGGGAGAAGATAATCCTCTTTTCTTCATCTCTTCTTTACTTTCTATTTTGATCTTACCCGCAGAATTAAATTTATAAATAGGAGAAGATAACTCTGCTATCAAAATATCATCATTAGGTATTCTTACATCTCTTCCGCCTAACCAGTCGCGGACTTTAAACCACAACTCCGCCCTTAAATTTAGATAAGTTCCTTTCGTGGAAGGAGACTCCGCAACATTAACTGCGCGAACAGGTAGACCGACTTCTAAAAGTCTATCTACTACTCCCGCGCCTAACCCTATGACATCAACTAAAATTTCTAGCGGTTTATTCATAGTTTGCTCGTTATCATAACGATTTTTAATCGCGCCACATAACTGCATTAGATCCGGCGAATTATAGGTTTTTATTTCTAAAAGCGTATTTCCTTGCCTAATACATAAAGCTGATTTATCAGCACCCTGTCGCGCAACATCTAATCCCCAAACTATAGGCGCACTAGCTGAAAGCGAAACATCTCTATCTACAGCAGATTTAATAATATCTAGACCTATAACAGTGTCATCATCGGAAGAAGGAAACTGTCCTTTAACTTCTACTTTAGCTACCGAGCTATCTTCTCCATATTGCTCGATAAGATCATTTAGAAGCTTTTTATCTGTGCCTTCTACTTGTCGACTATCTATCTGTTCTGTGCGCCAAAATGCTTGTTTACTATTAAAACTTTCAAAAAAAGCGCCTGTGTTTCTTCTAGGGTTAGAAAAGGTAAACCAAAACCTGTCTTTAGTTGGCTCTGTGAAGAAACCTTCACTAACAGAATATATGCTTTCAGGTATACCTGACGCTTCATCCATTATTAGCATTACCCCATAGCTAGAGTGTATTCCCGCAAAAGCATCAGGATTTTCTTCACTCCATAATGAAGCCATAGCGTAGTAATAGCCTGTATCTATTTTTAAATCTCTTTTTAGCGCTTCTTCAAACCACTGAGAAGGTCTTATAGTGGTCGCGGTTTTTTGAAACCAATGTCCATTTATAGCTAGAGTTAGCCACTTTCCTAATTCCGCCCAAGTTCTAGACCTAAGCTGACTTTCTGTGTTTGCGGTCACTATTATGGTTGATCCTAAGCGTGTGGATAACATCCATATAATTAGCCACGATACTAAAGCGGATTTCCCTATTCCCCTTCCTGAAGCTATCGCTGATCTAAACATTTCATAATCTAGGCGATTATTATTCCTAGCTATGTGAACTTCCAAATCTCGCAAAATTTTTTCTTGCCACTTTCTAGGAGAGTCAAAGTTTTCAAGGGGGGTGCCAGCTTTTCCCCAATCAAATATGTATTTAACAAATTTAAGCGGAGAGTCTTTTAGTTCTGCACTCCATATATCTGCCATAAGCTGTTTTTCTAATTTAGCATTTTTCATAGTGCGACTATCTCGTATGTATTCTCAAAAAGTGAAAAAAATTTAGTGAATGAGTTGGACAAAAACTAGGGCGCGTAGAAAAATCGGGGGGGTCTGAGAGAAGATTAGACTCCCCCGAATAAACGATAAAAGGTCGGAGAGAAAGAAATCCTTTTATCATTTTGGTTTCTTAGCGTCTTTCTTGTTATTAGCAAGACGATCACTCTCTTCAATCCTTTTATGATCTAGAACTTCGCCTTCTATTATTCTTTCGTTAAGATTATGTTGTTCTAATCGACCTTTAGCGGAGTCTAAGACTTCTTTTAAATTTATATTCACTTCCTGAGTTGTGCGATCTGACCACTCATCTGGCGATCTGTTCTTTAAATAGAAGATCTGCGCCACAGTATTATTCTTTTTAGTCGCGTTCTCGAACAAGCTTGAAGTTACTTTCGCCAGACCTAAGCTTACGCCTTTTTTATATGCTTCCGATATATCCGAGTTATTCTTGCGTTCTCTATTAAAAACATCCCAAGAAATCCCTAAAGCGCGGGTTATATCCATAATTCCTAAGCCTGTCGAAGCTAACTGAGTTATTCTGTCTGCGTCTTCTTTCGTTAAAGTTTTCTTAGGTCTTCCCGCCATAACTATTTCTTATCCTCTTTTAAATCGTTGTATTTAGTGCGACTATCTTCTGATATAAGATAAGCTTCTTTTCCTGTAAATTCTTGCCACCTTTCTATAGCCACATCGACATATTTTGGATCAAGTTCTATTGCATAACAACACCTATCTAATTTAGTACAAGCTATTATCGTGCTTCCACTACCTGAAAAGGCTTCATAGACTATATCTTTAGGCTTAGAACTATTCTCTAAAGCTTTCTCTATAAGTTCTACAGGCTTCATCGTTGGATGTAATTTAGAAGCCATAGGTCTATCGAAGTGCCAAGTGCTTACCTGTTTTCTATCTCCATAGAATTTGTGCTTACCATCTTCAAACCACCCATAAAATATAGGCTCGTGTTGATAATGATAATCGGATCTGCCTAAAACTAAGTTCTGCTTTACCCAAATTAAATTAGAAGATTTATGTAGTCCTACTTCTTCAAAGGCTTTTAGAAAGGTTAAAGCTCTCTTCTCTCCATAGCATATATAGAAAGGAGATCCAGGATTAACATAAGTTCTAGTATTACCAACGAAATTACCTATAAACTCTATAAATTCATCGTCTGACATATTGTCATTTTCTATAGGTCTTTTCTTAAATCTAAAGCCATTCTTCTCGTTCCCTTCCCAATTACCATAATTAACATTATATGGCGGATCTGTGAACACCATATCAATCTTATTACCATTCATAAGTTTGTCTAAATCATCTATTAGAGTGCTATCTCCATTCAGCAGTCTATGATTTCCTAATTCCCACAGATCTCCTAGCTTAGATACAGGATCGACAGGTGTTTCAGGCACTTCATCGGGATCTTTATTTCCTTCTGTTATCTCCGCTAATATGCTGTTAAGTTCGTCATTATCAAAACCTGTTAGCTCTAAATCTATGTCAGCTTCTTTCAGATCCTCTAGCTCTAGCTTTAATAAGTCCATATCCCACCCGGCGTTTAGCGACAGCTTGTTATCTGCTATCACATAAGCTTTCTTTTGATTTTCGGATAGATAACCGAGATTTATAGTTGGTACTTTTTTTAGACCTAATTTCTGAGAAGCTAACAATCTGCCGTGACCCGCTATGATTGAATTATCTTTATCTATAAGAATAGGATTAGTAAAGCCAAATTCTTTTATAGATGCGCAGATCTGATCCACTTGCGCTTGATCGTGAGTTCTACTGTTTCGTGCATAAGGAATTAATTCCTTCACATCTTTGAGTTTTATTTCTGAGTTTAATTCTATTGCCATACTGCTCTCCGAGTTGTACGACATATATTGTCGCATAAAGGAATTTATTTTCATAGATTAGGTCTTGATCTAGTTTTACTATTTTATTCAGATCACTTATAATCCTACTAGTTATCGGAGAAATATGAAAAACAACCTAGCTAAATTTAAAGAAGGAAAATCTACTTTCATAAATAGTCCTTCATTATCTAAAGTTTATGGCTATCCTAGACCTATTCGGTTTTGGTTTGATGGCTATACTAAAAATGGTTTATTCCCCCTTTACACACTTTTTATAACAGATGACTTAATGCTAGATCGAAAGATAAGAAAATCTATTCATTTCGAGATTACAAGTCATATATTGGATAATCCTAATGAATACAAAGTTTAAACATCAAGAAAGACATTTTATTAAACAAAAAGAAAAAGGCTTAGTTCGTGTCACTGTATGGTGTCCTGTGCAGTCCACTAAAGAGTTAAAAGCTTTTTGCAAAGAGCTAAGAGAAAAACACTTTATAGAACAGCGTGGAGAAGTTAATCCACAGCAGAATGGGTATGATCAAGAATAGCGATCTAAAATTATTAGCAGAAGACTGTTTTGAAAGTCTTGCTATAGACTTCGCTACAGATAAGGAGTGCGCTAAAAAGGTTAAGCACTATGTAGCGATATATCTTAAAACAGGCGATAATGTCGGCTTAAATAAAGAAACCAAAAGATTAGTAGATGCTTTGATGAATTATGGGATTTATCAAATGCAAAAGAAATTAGAAAGCGTGTCTATCAAATCTCCCCTAAATAAGATAGTCCCCCCTAACCGATAGACGCGCTTTCACCCAATGGCTACTAAATTCAAAAGCACTTTCCGAGAAACTAAAATAGGATCAAGGGGAAAGAAAACTTCTCAAGGAAACCATAGAAATATTAGGCTATCTTCTATGAATAAGCACAAAAGAAGATCATTTAAAGCTTATAGGGGACAAGGCAGATGAATATTAAGATCATACAAGGAGATTGCACTAGATCATTATTAAATCTAGATAATAAATCTAAAGATACTATTATCACTTCTCCGCCTTACTATGCGCTTAGAAACTATAATGACGAAGAAGAACAGGTCGGCTTAGAAGCTACGCCTGAGTTATATATTCAAAAGCTAGTGTCTATCTTCAGGA